TCAAGTCCATGTCCCATGAAGCTGGTGGAACTTGACCTATTCTCTTTTGCAAAGGAAGTCTTGAAATAATAGTCAATACCATTTGGGACAATCAATGATGCCCAAGACATTGTATCTTTAATTTTGTTTGCTACCTCAAAGCAGATGTCTCTGGATTCAAGTGAGCAAGGTCCTGCAAATAATCTCATGGTTTAAAAAAGTCAACGTGTAGGTGTTTAAATTCATGGTCGTTACGTGCTAGTAGTCTAACATTAGTAAACCCATGTGCCTCTACTAGTTCTTTCAGTTTAGGTAAATCGTAACCTGCCTTATGCAGGTCCCAAGAACTTTCATCTGCTTCTCTCTGCCATCCCCAGAAACCTGCTCTCATGTGGTCTTTCTGTTTGTCATTGAGTTTATCCCAGTTCAACCACTGCCAGATATGCATGTTCATATTGGGGACAAGCATCTCTACTCTACCACCCTTCTGCATAATTTTATACCAAGAGTCGAGAGTTCTCTTTGCCTGGTCATGTGTCAGGTGCTCAAAGAAATGTCTTGAAAAGATTTCAGTAACACAGTTCTCATCAACATGCTGGTCAATCTCCCAAGCAGCACAGACGATTGTGTCATCATTCATCTTACGAATATCTACCTGACGGAAATCAGGTCTCTTGGGATTCTCCCCACCACCAAATTCAATTTTCATAATACCTCACTTTTTAAACATTACAAACCCGTGTCTCTTGATGAATGGTTTTGCCATCGAAGAGATACTCTTAATTGTTTCAGTCACCTCTGGTGAATACTCAAACCCATAGTTATCAAACACATCAATCCAATACTCAAGTGGTTGGCAGTTGACGTGGTGATGACCAGGTGTTCCAGGAGGTGCAGCAGTAGCAATAACCATCTTGTCTGCTAACTGGAATGCCTTCATAAAGTTATCAAGATACTCCTCATCAACGTGCTCAAGGAACTCAACAGACCAAGCACAATCAAAGGTCCTATCAATAGAAGGTGCACCCTCAGAGAAGTCATGAAGCAAAGTGTTTTGTTCTGGGATGACAGTGAAGTCTCCATCAACACCAAACCAGTCTATGTTTCTTGCCTCACATACGCCAGACATACCACCAGGTCCACATCCAATATCAATGATTGATTTGATATCATACTCATACTTGATGAAGTTTATGATTGCATCATCAGTATGTGTCTTGCTTGAGTGACCACCAAGATGGTCCTTACCATATTGGGTTGCGATTACATTCTCAACTTCATAGCGTTGAGTCTCCTCATTCCAAATCTTGGGAGGTTGGTTTGCAGATTGTGTCATAGTTCAGGTACGAATAAGAAATCACCATCAGTGATCTCAGGAATCTTTGTGGCTTCAAGTGCCTCAGTCATATTGTTTACTTGCTCTAACCCCCGTGCTTTATAGTTATAGAAACAATCATAACCCATATCAAAGAAAAACTCAAATGTAGTTTCAATAGGATACTTATTAAACTTCTCATACACCTCAACCATACAGACTGGTCGATTGGTAATGATAGTTTGAGTTGCACCTTTCAGCACATCCAACTCATTACCTTCAACATCAACCTTCATGAAGCCGACATTATCAAAACCCATACTGTCCACGGTGACAGTATCAACTGTAATCTTCTGACCACCTACCAGGTTTTGAAACCCCGAATTTGATAGTCTCTTATCATCAACATAGAAATCAGACTCACCAATGAAGTTGCAGACTGCCTTGTTGTAGGTAGTTACATTATCATGGCGTTGTTTAATCTTTTCTAATTGCTGATAGACAGGAGGAACTGCCTCAAAGGAATATACATGCTTAGAGTTATCAGCAAAGAAACTACTATACATTCCAGTGGCAGCACCAATATCAAGAGTGTTCCTTTCTTTACTCAAGTATTTCTTTGTCTGTCCCAACATGAATTCTTTAACGTGCAAGTCAAGAATGTTTTGTTTGAACACTCTCTTTTGAAGAGCGGTCTGAGATAATTGCAATGTCATTTCATCAATACCTGTAATGCTATACGATTTTTACTATTACATATGCCACCTTTATGTATGCCTGCTGGATCAAAGACACATACGTTACCCATAGACCTTGTGAACATAGTCTGTTCATTCAGAATCTTATCTTGTTCAAGTGTTCCATCCAGTAATAGTCTACCAAAATTATGAGATACTCTCAAGAACTTTGGAAACTGAAAGACTTTCTTTCTTGATTCTGGATCACAACAATAACTAGCGGTCGTTATTGCTCTACCAAAGATATCCTGAACACTATCATAGACCCATCGATTTGATCTCTCTACATAGCAGAATGGTCCAGTATCTTCATCAACATCATTCAGATAAACCATTGCCTTCATCACATCTTCTTTAGGGTCGATGTGAGTATTGGTTGTCTTGGTAACCGTATCACAATCATATAGAAACTGCTTCCAGTTCTGGTCTGTTGGTGTAGCAATGTGGAGAACCACGTTTGCAACTCTCAACATCCTACCACCTTTATTATACTTACTGGCAGCACTGATGATACCTGCCTGATTGAATAGATGTTGAACCTTTGCCTTGAATGAATCATCAAGTTGCTGAAATCTATCAAACCTACCTGGTGGTGGTCGCCAATCAGGATTACTTAATAGTTTATCTGCAATAGGTTTTGTAGATTTTATCAGATCATCCACATCCAAGTCAAGGTATGAGATGCCATTCTCATACAATCCATCATACACTTTATTAGATTGTATTTCCATTTCCCTTCTACCACTTCTAAAAGAAGAATAGAAGTTAAACATATGTTCTAACTTAGAAAATAACTTATCATCATTATGTTTTACAATACTTCTGTAAGCATTTCTAAAAGATGATAAGTCTCTAGACTTGATTGACTGTCTGATAACATCAACACCATCTACATCAGAAGGGTTTCTATATTCATCTGCTACATCAGGAAAGTCTGCTATGTCTGGAAAAGTAAACCCATGATCAAAGATAGGATTATCAAACCTCATAATTAAACCTCTGACATAGACTCTTCTCTGAAATATTTACTAACCTAGTCAGCTGGTCTTCATTCATACTGTCCTTCAGTATTGATGGTTTCTTTGTGATATGATTTGAACCAATGATAGAATTATCTTTCCTCATTCTCTCTTCATCAAATGCCTCACCATTCTTTTTAAGAATATCAATAAGGTCTTCTACCAGGTTTTCCATTCTACCAAACTGAACATCAGGATACTTATCGGTATAATGTTTATAGTAATCATACACATAGTCAGTCCCATTCAAGATATTCTCCACAAACTTATTGTAATCAGGATTGCCACACTCTTTCTCAAGTCTAATATAATCCTGCCAATTCCACTGTTGACCCCGACGATTTGCTTTTACTTTTGATCTGTGCTTCCAAAGACTGTGTGCAAAGGTTGCAGGATGTCTGATAAAAGCAAAGACTTGCTTACTTGTATCTGGAGTGTTATGTGCATCGTAAACACGATCACCAACAAAAGAATATCCTTCAACATACTTACAAATTAAATCTGCAACCTTCCTCCCACCACACTTTGGAATGTGGACAAACATAGAGTTCTTAAGTTCAATAGCCATAATTTACAAGCAATCTTTGATGGGGGTATCCACTATCTAGTTCTTCTCTATTCCANTGACAATATGCACAATCATATAACCACTGGTCTCTTNNNAANTCACANTTAATATTCTTTTCGGCAAGGATATCTAATGAATGATAACTGACTGGCCAAGAGAATGANGACTTATCCATAGAGATGGCAGGTATACCTTCACATACTGCCTCTTGTAATCCATTACTAGAGAAAGCAACAACTGCTCTNGCATTCTTCANGTCTTCTTCAAAGTCCTTACCACCATGAGAAGGATTAACATCATCATGCTTTACCAAACCACTGACGATAATCTTGTTTGGAACATTGATATTCTTCAAGAAGTTAACATCAAACTTTTTAATAAAGCAAGGGTGCAGTCGGAGAACAATGTCCTCTTGAGTGTGTCTTGATATCTCTTTGACTACAGACTCAATCCAGGCATCATAAGAACCTTTCAAGTTATTGAGACTGGTATCAGATGGGTTCTGTAAAAGAATAAGAACATAGTCACCAGTGTTCTTCCAGGGTTTAATTTCAATACCACACTTCTCTTGAATAGCAATCCACCTATCTGATGGTGAGTTTTGATTATTGAACATACCCTTATCATAGGTATAGGAGTTACGTCCCAACCTATAATATGCCTTGCTAGGGTCTTTGATATCCACACCCTTCCTAAACACTGCCTGTTCCATAACCAGATAAGGTTTCTTTGAGTTGCGAACCCAAGTGTAGATGGGGTTCAAGTCAAGTGCCTTTCTAGTTCCTTGAATGTTAGTTTGAATGTATGCATCAATATCTAAACCATCATGTATCTGACTCCAATGCATCATCTGATAGTCAGGATGATTGGGCAGATAGAATGATGATTGAAGTTTAAAGATTTCTCTGATTGCTACAATATTCATTTCAATAATTCAGGACTGTTCTGTTGGAATTTTCTATTACCTTTCCTGTGATCAACATAGGGTGATAGAACAGGACACCTAGCCATCACATGTCTATGATAGCACAAGTCTAGATTATCGCCAGGACCATGAAGTCTTTCTGTTCTGTTAGGATATTGTCTGACAGTTTCATCAAAGGCAATACAATCAACCTGACTTCTCATCTTGTAGATTGCATCAGTATCATATGCACCAACATAAGACTCAAAGAAGTTCTGAACTAAATCACTCTCACAGTTGAATGCAATAAATCCAGTCTCGGTATAGTAACTTGGTCTGGGATAGTATGAGAAATCACAGTCACCTATAAACTCATCATACCAATCTTCTGGTATTTGTTTCCTGAAGATGCAGTCAGAATCAATGTAGAACATTTTCTTACCAAGATCCTTAGCACCATACTGTGCGTATACCTTATAGCAGAATCTGACAGCATCATTCATATATGATGTTACCTTTCTGCCTTTGTTTCTGTCAATGAACTTCTTTATCCTTGGAACCTCATTGAAGAGGTTATAGTAATGAATATTATCGTGCTGTGGATAGATTGATGTATCGTCTTCTTCTACAAAGCATACCAGTGGCACAGTTTGTTTGGTCTCAATGTATGTGTTAATTAGATTCTTAGCATACTCATCATACAACCTTTTATTAAAAGTCGTCAGAAAAAAGGTATCCATCAATAAATTCTCCAGTCTTTTCTTTCAGAAAACATTTGTTCTACCAAACGTTTCTCAGTCTCAAAATCATGTGGACTTGTTGTTCTATCTATGTGTAGCTCAGGGCGAGGCATCTGAATCTTGGTCTTCATAAAATCAAAACCAAACAGGTTCAACTTACAATCAATCTCTTTGTAAATCATATAGATGATGACAAATCCCTGTGATGGCATCTTCTTCATCTCTGGTTTATGTACGTTCCATACATCATTCCAGTTGTAGATATCACCCTTGATCAAACAAGACTCAATCTCACTCTTGTTATTACCACCCTCTAACACATAGTAGAAGAACTTACTAGTCCTGAGGTAATCACTGATAACTTTATCACCCACAAACCTGTTGTTCATCCAAACAACATTGGTCTTAGTCCCGTGCCGTTTGAAGTCAAGCAGGATATCCACGATTGATTCTCATGACCACATCAGAAGAATCAATCAGTTCACCTTGCTCTTTCTCTAGGAGACTCTGAGCATTACCTACCAAAGAAATAGTTTTACCACTGAGATAGGTAAACAATTCCTTTGCATCTTCATGTGTGATTACTCTTTTCATGAATGCTTCTTAGCACAGTATTGGATTTCTTTCTCCATCTTATCTGCATAGTCTGTACTATTGTAAGTCTGCATAGAAATCTGACCTTCATGAACCCTATTGGTTACCAAGTCATCATGCAAGAAGATTGGTTGTCCGTGAGTCTTCTCCATACGATAATACATTTCACAATCCATCATCATGGATATATTCTCATCAAACCGTTCCGTGACTTTATCTCTCTTGAAAGCCATGACTGACGGTGAACTGATAGAGTTGACACCTTTCAAGAACTCATTGTTCCAAGTGGGCATCAGAGTCCAGTAGAAGTCACGACCATCAGACCTGGTGTGATTACATCCACAGACTAACCAGTCGTTCTCAACATTGGTGAGACAACCATAGATTTTTTCCAGTGCTTCATCATCATAGAAGAAGTCATCCTGGAACATAATCTTAACGATTTCACCAGTGCACAAGTCAATGGCAGCATTGGTATTGGCAGGACCATTACCACGATTCTCTGTGTTACGAACATGCTTGATGTTCATACCCTTCCTTTCATAATGCTTGACAACATTCTTGATGTCATTGTTCTCACTGTGGTCAGAGACAATCACCTCATAGTCAGTCAGAGTTTGAATCTCAATGGTGCGAATCAGGTCATCAAGAAACTCTACACCACGACCATTATTCTCCCAGGTGGGAATTGCAATCGATACTTTAGTCATAATTTTACTTTGTTTGTAGGTAAGGATCAGTGTCCTGTTGTTTGTTTCTAGTATTTTCTAAGTCATATTTACACATCTCTTCCACCAGTTCAGTGAAAGTATAGTTGTGCTTCCACCCTAGTTTTTCCTTTGCCTTTGTGCAATCACCCACCAGAGTTTCTACTTCAGCAGGTCGGTAGAATTCAGGATTGATTTTGACTAGAACATTACCTGTGATTTTATCTTTGGCAACTTCATTCAATCCTTCACCAGACCATTCTACATCAAGCCCCATATAATTGAGACAAGCATTTACAAACTGCCTTACAGTGTGTTGCTGACCTGTTGCAATAACAAAGTCTTCTGGTTCATCGTGCTGAAGCATCAACCACATTGCTTCTACATAATCTTTTGCATGTCCCCAATCTCTCTTGGCATCAAGGTTACCAAGTTCCAGTGGTTCTGTCCTTACACCATTCCTAATTTCAGCAAGTGTCTTTGTAATCTTACGTGTTACAAAGTTCTCACCTCTACGGGGTGACTCATGGTTGAATAGAATACCATTGCAGGCAAACATACCATATGACTCACGATAGTTCTTGGTTATCCAGTGAGCATACAACTTTGATACGCCATAGGGTGAGCGTGGATAGAAAGGTGTGTCCTCTCTCTGTGGTATTGACTGCACCTTACCAAACATCTCTGACGTTGCTGCCTGATAAAACTTGGTCTTCTTCTCTCTACCTAGAAGTTTGATTGCCTCAAGGATGCGTAGAGTTCCTAGACCATTAGCATCAGCAGTGTAGAGTGAGTTAGAGAATGATACTTTAACATGACTCTGTGCTGCCAGGTTGTATATCTCATCGGGTTGAATCTCTTTCATCAACTCAACAAGACAAGCATAGTCCGTCATATCACCATAGTGTAATGTGATAGTCGGTAGTCTGAGTAGATGATTGATTCTATCTGTACCATCCGATGATGAGTTCCTACGAATCAATCCATGAACTTCATAGTTCTTTGCCAGTAGAAACTCGGCAAGATAAGAACCATCCTGTCCTGTTATACCTGTAATAAGTGCTTTCTTCATAATACTTTCCACCTCTTTGGATATAAATCTTTTGTATTCTTATCTTGATTGTTGGGACCAAACCAAGTCTTAGGACAAATCACTCGCTTCTCGGGGTTGTCAGAGAGCCATGCTCCCCACCAAGAGAATGTAGAGTTGGCAATGATAAAGTCAGTGCATTTAGACATCAGATACATGTCATGATATGCACCATTGTTCTGCGAAATAATAAACCTATCATCAGAGAAAAGTTCTTGTCTGCCTGCCCAGTCAGGATCATCAGTGAAGATAATAACTTCTCTTGTGTGATGAAATTCTTTCAGTGCTTTCTCATAATATTCAAGTGTAAGATTGTGATGATTAGCAGAGTTGATTAAGAAATCACCACGACGAATATGAAGTGCGATAGGGTCATTGAAAAGAGACTCAATGATATCTACACACTCGTCTCTAATCTGCTTCTTGAATGTAAAGTCTTTTCTTATCTCATCAGAGATATGTTTGAAATACTTTTCTGACTGAAAGAATCCGAAGATAGAAACATCATCTGGACACTCTTTCACAAACTCTTTACTATATTCAAAGTGTGGTTCTTGTAGATACCTGTCCTCAGGCACATTAAGTATCCCAGTCTTCACATCAATATCAAATGGATTGAACAGTTCTGTCCTCAACTTATTACCAAGAGCATCAACAAATACATCATGTGTAGGAATCATGTATTCATACCCATGCTTGGTAGCGATACCTTTCAGTGCGGCATACTGAAACATCTGGTTACCTAGTTGACCCAGACGACCAAGATGATTAAACGCTAGCATCCGTGTTCTCCAGTTTAATCTGTGCCTGAATCCACTTATAAGTTCTACGGATACCCTCTTCCAGTGGTTGAGAATAATCCCATCCCAACTTCTCACGAATCAAATCGTTGTTAGAGTTACGACCACGCACACCCAGAGGTCCTTCAATATGATTCTTTTCTACTTGCTTACCAGATACCTTAGCCGTGATATCAACCAGTTCATTGATAGATACCATCTCTTCTGAACCAATGTTCACAGGTCCAGTGAAGTCTGATTGCACCAGTCTGTATGTTGCTTCTACACACTCATCAACAAACAAGAAAGAACGTGTCTGCTCACCGTCACCCCAGACATCAATAGTACCACCTTCATTAGGAAGTTTTGCTACCTTACGGCACATTGCTGCAGGTGCTTTCTCTTTACCACCATCCCAAGTTCCTTCTGGTCCAAAGATATTATGATATCGTGCAATACGAACAGGCACACCATAGTTACGATGATATGCTAGGTAAAGTCTTTCAGAGAATAGTTTCTCCCAACCATATTCTGAGTCAGGATTTGCTGGGTATGCAGTATCCTCACGGCAGTCAGGTGTATCAGGGTCAAGTTGATTGTGCTCTGGATACATGCACGCAGAAGATGAGAAGAAAATCTTAGGTTTATAGTCTTTAATGTTCCTAAGAATGTTCAGATTGATAGTTGCAGAATTATTCATCACATCTGCATCATGTTCACCAGTAAAGATATAACCTGCTCCACCCATATCAGCAGCAAACTGATAGATCTCATCAAATTGAATATTAGTTACTTCATCACAAAACACTTGGTCAGTGAGGTCACCCCTCATGAACTCATCTGCCTCAGACATAGAAAAGTCTGGATACTTAACATCAGCACCTCTTACCCAGTACCCTTCAGACTTAAGTTTCTTAACCATATGCGACCCAATAAAACCACCAGCACCACATACAAGCGCTTTCTTAGTATATTGTCCCATTAAAATAATTCAGTTCACTGTATATATTATACAAAAAAAGACGGTTGATGTCAACCGTCTCGTTAAGTATTCAGGCTCGCCACTTGTTCTTTATCTGGAAACAAGAAACCAGGGGGTCAATCCCGACCAGGGCTAGTTTGAAGTCTTACCGAGACTGTAATAGTTCCTGCTGACATCTTTGACGTAGCAAGGAGGACAATCTGGATCCAACCAAAGAGTATATTGGTGGTCTTCCATTGCAGTCATCAACTGCATCTGATTGTCGCAAAGGTACATATCTTTGTACCTTTTAGAGAAGGAACTCATTTTTTGAATACGGCAGTCAGGACTACCATTTTCAAGAGTTCCTACCTCAACATAACGATAAGGAAACCGTTCCATAAGAACAGTCGGTTTCTTCACGGTTTGCATCAAATAACCTCAACAGTTTCAAGATCACGAACAAGACAGTCAACAAGAATCTCATAGTCATCCAGTTGATCGCCCGAGAATACTATACCCTCATTTTCATAGAAACGGCGGACCTTTTTGAAAAGTTTCGGATTCTTTACATCAAGGAAAATCTCACCGTTGGCAGCAGCACGCAGGATGCTGATGTCCTTACTCTTGAATTTTTCAGTCAGTGCCATTGTTGTGTTTGGTTTGCCCTCATAGTATAACACTACTTATGGTTCTTGTCAAATGGTTCCCAGTGCTGCCAGTTAAACTTATGGATTGCCCATATGCCTATGATAGGAACATAGATTATAGACAGACCCATAGCGGCAAGTGTGATGGAAGACTCCATCAGGTGTCTGACTAGTATGATCATTGTGGGTATGCGTTATTGAGACCCCAATAAACAAAAGTAGCAACGGTCGTAAAAACAATCGCTGCTGAAAAAAATGTGTTATTCATCGTCCTCGTCATATAATGGACACGGTTCTTCAAATAAGAATTGCATTCTTAATTGTTTGATTCTTTCTCGGAGTTCTTTGTAGAACTCCCTCTTTTCATCCTCGGTCATTTAACCTTATCAACTACGGTTAATAATCCATGAGCATAAAAGAATAAAAGCACAGACCCTAATGCTGCCGAAATAATGGTAGCAGTTTTGTTGTGCTTATCAATCGCAGCATCAATCATCTTTTCACACTCTTCTTTGGTGACGTGATGTGCTGGTTTGATTTCATCCATCCTGTGAGACATTCGTTTTTACATCAAGAGGGTCAGGTTCTCCCTTCACTATAGCACAGGCTCTGATATAAAAGAAGTTGTCAGTTGATCCATTTTCTTCAAATACTTCTTTGATCTTCACCCAATTAGCGTAGGTGTCTGGATGCATTTGTTTTGTAGGTAATTGTGCGGATACTATTAATTATAATAACGACTTTCTATATTGGCAACTATGTGTGTNTCCTAACACATTCATTCAAAAACATTTAAGACATTCATTCNNAATGTTGTTCCATCCACGACACGAAATACNCCTCCAGTTTGAATATCAATTCTACCGAATGGTGAATAACATACATTACCAGAGGCAGCGTCAGATTGCACGTTGACTGTCTGCCCACTGGTAATTGTAAGGGTTTCAGTTTGTTTGAATATA